CACGCTAGCAGACGTAAAAGCGGCGCTACGGATCACAGACAACGTGGACGACGCATTGCTAGAAATTAGCGTGGAAGCGGCCAGTCGGCAAATTGACGGAATCTGTGAGCGCGTATTTTTCCAGACTTCGGCCACCCGCGTTTACGCCCCGACCGATTCTTTTACTTGCGAAATTGACGATCTAGTTACCCTAACTACGCTAAAGACTTCTAGCCAGGCTAACGGAACTTTTGACATTACTTGGACTAGCACCGACCGCCAATTAGAACCACTAAACGGACTATCCGGCGGAACATACCGCCCGTTCGACACTATTAGGGCTATTGGCCAATACCTATTTCCACTATGGGACCCGAAGTCCACTAACAACAACGAAGCAACCGTTCAGGTTGTCGGCACGTTTGGTTTTGCAACTATCCCAACCGCAATCAAGCAAGCCACAATTCTTTTGGCAATGCGCGGATTCAAGCGTTACGATTCACCGCTAGGCGTTGCCGGGTTTGGAGATCTTGGCGTTATCCGCGTGGGTAAAGTAGATCCAGATATCGAAGCCCTAGTAATGCCGTTCAAGAAGGTTCGGTTCGCGTGAGCATTGCCACTATCCGCGACGGGTTAGCGACTAACCTACAAACGATTACCGGGCTAAGGGCAAGTGCAGATATTCCCGACAACCCAACGCCGCCTATTGCAATAGTCCAGCTAAATCGGGTGGAATACGATAACGCTTTTAACAAGGGCTTGACTATTTACAATTTTGTAATTTCGGTGGTGGTTGGGCGCGCTTCGGAGCGCACCGCCCAAGACCGACTAAACGCTTTCGCCACCCCGTCCGGCGCAAGTTCAATAAAGCTAGCGGTTCAAACAGACCGCACGCTAGGAGGTTCTGCCTATGACGTACGCGTTTCCGAAATGCAAAACATCGGTGCGGTATTATTAGGTGGAGAAAACTATTTGGCGGCGGACTTCGCCGTTCAAGTGTACGCTAACTAAAGGAGAGAATCGTGGCCAAGTTTGTAGCTACCGATTACGCAATTACTATCAACGGAACTAACTTTTCCGACGACTTGGCCGCCGCTACCCTAGAGATCACCGCCGAGGAACAGGAAACTACCGCTTTCGGTTCTGGATACAGAACCCGTATTGGCGGACTAAAGGACGCTTCGCTTAGCCTTGACTTCCACCAGGACTTTGGCGCGGGCTCGGTGGACGCTACCCTATTCCCACTATTGGGAACCCAGGCTACTGTCACTATCAAGCCAACCAGCGGTTCGGTTACTGCAACAAATCCGAGCTACTCTATGTTGTGCCTTGTAACCCAGTATTCTCCATTCGCTTCCAGTATCGGAGATTTATCTACTTTTTCGGTGTCGTGGCCGGTAAGTGGAACCGTGACCCGCGGCACAACCGCATAAGGAAAACAAATGCAAATCAACCTACAAACAACCTTCACCGACGGAAGCACCAAGTCAATTACGGCCATTGCGCCGGACTTGGTGGCTTTCGAACGTGAGTTCGATCTAAGCATTGCCCGGTTAGAAACCAACGTAAAGCTAACGCACTTGTTCTACCTAGCGTGGCACGCAGAGAAGCGCACTAAGGCTACCGCCCTAGACTTCGACGCTTGGCTAGATACAGTTGAAGGCATTTCGGATACCGACGTAAAAAAATAAGACCGCTAGGCGATAGTTCTATTCATTGGACACTAGCCGTTCTAGCTTATGAATACAAGATAAGCCCGCGGGAGCTAATGCAGTTAGATCCCCGTATGCTTTGGACTATGGGCCGCGTAATCGAACATATAAACCGCAAGCAATCCCGGCGGTAGAATTGTAAAAGGAGGCGCGCCAAATGCTAAAGCATACAACGGAGAAGGTAGACGCTACCCAAGTTCGTAGAGCGCTAGCAATTCTAAGGTCCATAGACGAACAATCCGTAAAGGATCTACGCACCGACCTAAAGACGCGTCTAAGCCCTTTTGCTACCCAGATAGCCAACGCCGCACCGTCGCCAAGTGACCCGCCATTGAGCGGTATGGCAAATGCTGGTCGGCTAGGCTGGGGACCACGCAAGGGGACCGTGGGCTTTACGCCAGGTAAGAATCGCGCCAACGCCGCTAACCTAGTCGCTATTCGCGTGCAATCGGTTCCAGTATCCGGCCAAGCTGGTTTTATGTTTGCCGAATTAGCTGGAACTAGATCCGGTGGGCTAACCGCTTCGGGACGTAATTTCGTTTCAGTAATAAACTCGCGCGCACCATTAGCCGGTAAAGGCGGTCGCTACTTCTATAAGCAATTCCGACTACTACGCCCGGACATTGTAAAACTTGCGGAATCTATCCTTAACGGTACTTTCGCACGCATAGACGCGGAGCTAAACCAGTAATGGCAATTAACTTACCTATTATTTCCAAGTACGACAATAAGGGCGTAAAGGACGCGGAAGGCGCTATCGGTGGACTTGGTAGACAACTAAAGGGCCTAGGTGGACTTCTAGCCGCGGCGTTTAGCTTTGCGGCCGTAGGCCAATTCGCCAAGGATTCAATCGTTGCCGCCGAAGCGGTTCGCGAAGCAAATAACCGACTAGGTGCCGTTGCCAAGTCTATGGGAATTTTTGGTACCGAAACCGACGCGGTAACTCAAAGACTAATTGACTACGCGCAAGCCAACGAACTAACGCTTGGAACCGACGCGGAGGTAATCAAGCAAACCCAGGCCAAACTTTTAACATTCAAGGGCCTAGCCGATACCGCAGACGATACCGGCGGAGCTTTTGACCGCGCAACGCAAGCAGCCGTCGATCTAGCGGCGACTGGTTTCGGTTCTGCCGAAAGCAACGCTACGGCCCTAGGTAAAGCCCTAAACGACCCAATCAAGGGTATTACCGCATTAGCCCGGTCCGGTGTAACTTTTACCGCCGCCGAACGCGACAAGATCAAGGCCCTAACCGAATCGGGCGACCTACTATCCGCGCAGAACATTATTTTGGGCGCTATCGAAACCCAGGTTGGCGGAACCGCCGCGGCCACGGTTACTTCGGCCGAGAAAATGACGCTTGGCTTTGACAACATAAAAGAAGCGGTTGGCGCGCGGCTTCTTCCAACATTTGATATCTTTGCTAGCTTCTTTGTCGAAACCTTAGTGCCAGCGGTAGAAATCGCGCTTACCAAGTTTGACGAATTCCGCGAAAAAGTAACTGGTATTTTTGAAGGTGCCGGCGGTGGCGTTGAAGGCCTAATGGCGCTACTAACTTCTTTTACTACAACCGTTACCAAGTGGATAGAAGGCGACGGACTTCAAACATTACTAAACAACTTCTTGGAACTTAGAAGCGCAATCATAAACGCGCTAATTGAAACATTGCCGGGAATTGTTGCCCAGGTTGTAAACGCGCTAGTAGCGGCTTTACCGGCAATCGTAGACGCATTGCTAGGTATGATCCCTACGCTACTAGAAACCGCGCAACTTGTATTCGAAGCATTAGTAGAAGCCGCCCTAACAATCGTGCCGCAACTTCTAAGCGCAATAATCGGTATGTTGCCACAAATTGTAACCACCATTATGGATATGTTGCCGACGCTAATTACCACGGCGCTAGATCTATTCTTGGGACTAATCGACGGTTTGCTTCTAGCAATTCCAGAACTACTTATCGCAATTATTGACACGTTGCCAACAATCGTCCAGGCTTTGGCAGATATGCTGCCGGGATTAGTTACCGGAGCTATCGACCTATTCTTGGGCCTTATCGACGGCTTATTGGTTGTTCTGCCAAAACTTATTACGTCGCTTACCGACGAAGTGCTACCGTCGCTAATCAAAACGCTAGTCGATCTAATCCCAGTTTTGATACCGGCCGCCATAAACCTATTCTTGGCATTGGTCCAGGGCTTGGCAAAAGCAACACCGCTAATTATCAAGGCCCTAGTCCAACTAATTCCGCAAATGGTAGGCGCACTTCTAAGCGTGTCTGGCCAGCTAGTAAGCGCTGGTTTCCAACTACTAATGGGACTTATCAAGGGTATGGTAGACAATGCGCCGCGCCTTATTGGTGAGACTGTAAAAAATCTAGCCAACTTGGTTACAGACGGATTCAAAGCGTTGCTTGGGATCAAGTCGCCTTCTAAGGTGTTCGAAGGCTTTGGTAAGAACATCGCCCAAGGTTTAGTTGGCGGTTTGGCTGGATCCGAAAACCTAGTTCAAAACGCGGTAGACGACTTGGCCGCCGTTGCCATTGGCGCGGGTGGAACTATTGCATTAGGTTTGCCAGCGGTTGCCGAAGCGGGAGCTTTGGCCGCCGGAGCAACCGGACTAAATGAAGCAAACAGCGTTTCTATTGTTCCGTCGTCGGGTGGGACCGCCGCAACCGCCA